TCTACCCATCTGATCACCGAGTTCCTCATTAGCAACTGTCAATACGGGATCTTCAACCGTCATGTCCACTACGTCTGTAACGTGAACATAGTCACCATACTGGCTGACCTGGGCTAAAAGGTCCGTCTTGGAGAGCTGCTGGCCCGGAGGTGTAACACCTTCGGACAGAGGAGTTGTAGCGACTGTAAGGGCCGAGTATCTCCGGAACTTCATAGTGTTACCCTTCTTGCTCCCGAGATTCTTCTTCTGACCGAATATGGTGTGGATCAGTTTGGGCTTACCCCTTTTCAGGAGAACCCTATCATAGAAGATCGCAACAGCCGGATCGACCTGAGTAGTTGTTGTTAAATTTTCGGCCACTTTCTACATTCCTCCTTAATGGATTTTTTACGCTCGACCGGAGACCTCTTGGATCTTCGCTTCAAGCTCTTCATCGGTCATCTGCAATACCTTGTCAACTGCAGACATTCCACCACCAGCACCTTTTCCGGTACTCGTAGCGCCTGGCTTGTTCTGAGTGTTATCGAGGATAAGATCACCATCACCTTTGTTGTCGCCTTCGTCTTTAGCACCGGCTTCCTTCATTTTGGCTTTCTTATCGTCCTCTCGATATGCATCAGAGGATTTAGCTAAATGGACCGCGAGGGCCACTGGATTCTTACTGGTCCGGATCGCGTCCGCAAGCTCAGGATTTTGTGTAAGAACACCAGGTAGATATTTCTCGATGAGCTGCTCGTAATTCGGCTCTTTTGTTCTTGCCGTGAGTTGAGCACCCATTCCAGTGAGCCGTTGATTGGTGACGTTCAGAATCTTTTTCACGTCCGCAACTGTCACAACATCATTGTCACTCAGACCTTCAAAGATAGCGTCATCTTCCTGTTTCTGCGCTATATTGGCCTGGTTTGCTCGGTAAACTTCAACCTGTGCCTGGAGAGCTTGGTTACTCTCTTTGATGGATTTCAACTCTTCTCTGGCACCTTCGAGAGCTGATAATGGTACCATCTGTCCGTCAACCTGTTCGTGAGAGTCGGTTGATCCTCCACTCTTGTCAGCGGCATCCTGACTTATTGTGCCCGTTTGTTCATCTGCCATGATGACTCCTTCTAAAGACCGTATAGCCGTCCGCGCTTTATATTAGTTTCTAACTACGGCGTTAATCGTCCACTTAACACCATCGAGACTTTTTTTTGTAAATCGATGTTTGGCATCGACTTTTTTTAATCAGTCCTCACCTTAGCCATTTCTTTTCCTTTTCTTTGTCTTTTTGACTGTCATCTTCCTCCTTGATCACCTTTACGGTTATATCTGGATTCAGTATTGCAAACCTTACTGGCCTGAATGTGCTGTCCCAATTATCCCGGAAGTCCTGGGAGCGAGGGAATATCTTATAACCTCTACCGCTCATTGTAGACCACCGGAGCTTCTTTTGTTATCCACTTCTGATCTGAGTCAAGCTTCTTCTCGAACTCATCAACGGACATAATTGAATCTGGATCTTCAAATTGTCCATCTCTCGGGATGTCCCGAGGGAGAACCCAAAGCTTGCGTAACTGCCCGATCTTATTATCCACATAGTAGACCATCGTTCCTAGCATCTTCGGGGGCTCTCGATCCATGATCATAAACTTAGTCTGGATTCTCCCACTGACTGCGTTCATGTCAGCATGCACCAAGACCCAGTAATGATCCTTCTTTTGGTGATCATTGATAAGCTTCTCCATCTGCCTCATGAAATCCTGGGCGAGGAGATTCCTCATGATGCCGATCTCGTAGTCAGAAGTGTTTACTGGTCTTGACTTGGCCATCTTACAGCTCGAAGAACTCTTGCAGCTTATTGGCGATACCAACAGCCCTGGAGGACTCGTTGCGCCTGACAGCCGAGACATTGTGCAGCTTCTCTGCTTTGTTATCCATCTCGTTAGCAGAGGCATGCATCTTGGCTGAATGTCTGATCAGCCTTTCCCGGATCTTGTCCATCGGTTTGACGATGGCGTTGACATCCCTGAAAAACAGGTAGTCCACTATTACGCGGTACAAGTTCATTACTACTCCCTTTGTTTAAGGTTCAGGTTACGAGGTATGTTTCTTGACCTCAGCTTGCCCCTGAGCTGCACCTTGCTTAACCTGCTGCTCCTGGGGTTGCTCTCCCATCTTCTCTATCTCAAGAATGATCTTGAGGATCTCAAGGAGCTGTTTTTCGTCCATATTGCCCAGCTCCTTCATAGCCTTGATTCTATCGAGTGCGGCATTGGCCCGGTTCTGCATAGCCTGGGTAAGCTTCTCATTCATACCGGCCAAATTCTGCTGCGCTTCTGCCTGGACCAGGGCTGCAGACAGCCTGTTCATGAGCTGCTGGAACTGTGCCTCTTTAGCCTGTGCCTGCTCTGCCTGGGATATAGCATCTCTCAGTTTGTTCTTATGTTGCACCGGCGCGGCATCAATTATCGCAGTCCATGGCACGGGGGCTCCCATCTCTTTGAGCCCAATAAGCTCTGTGTAATATAGCTGTCTCTGGGTATCAGATATGACACCTTCTTGAGGTATACAGTCATACTTTCCGAAGTCCTTATTGTAGAACTCCGGAGTAGGCTGTTCGTTGATGATACGCATAACCTTCTCAGGCCTATAACAGCTCTGAACCATCCTGACTATCTTACGGCCAACCTCAGCCTTAGTAAGCCGGTAGTTATCAAATAGATCTTGGAGGCCTGTTAGTGCAGCACCTTGGCGTAGCTTACCAAGGACACCAGATATCTTCTGTATTGAGTTTTCACCTATGGCTTGGCCAAGAGCTTCCTCATTGATACCGGGTATGTCTATGATGTCCCGGTCGAGGGTCTCCATGAGCCTAAACAGACCTTGTGGTATATCAGCTGTCTCCAGCTTCTCAGCTAAGGCAAACTTCCCATCCTTCATCCACACGACCTGGCCCTGACCACTCTGATATAGAGCCTTCGGGTTAACTACGCTACGTTCCTCAGCCTTCCACCCTGAGGAGATCTGCGAGTCTATCATGTCCAGCATCTTTGACCGGCGCTTGTTGGTCTCATCTTGGGGATCTCGGATACATCTTACCAATGCCTGGAGCTTCCAATCGGACTCGTTATACTCTGGCTCCCAGAACCCAACCATTGCCACATAGGGGATATCACCGAGGCCATAGGGATCTTCACCCTTCCACATGCACTCACCATTGACAAGAATGTATAGCTCAACAATAGGCTTTTGTCTCTTCACTACTGTCAAGCTTGGGTAGGCCTTCATTAGCATGCTCAGCCGTTCCCTGGAGGCTCCTGTAATCTCTTCCATACTTCCTGTCTGTCGATCTACGAGGAACTTGGCAGTCATGAAGTCACGCTTCCAGAATTCATCATAAGCCATCATCTGCTTACCGGCCAGATCTATCGGAGGCCTAAAATACTGGAACTTGTCATCCCTAGATCTATCAGGTACCTGTGCCAGTTTATTCCCTACCATAGGAAGCAGAGCCTGGACTTGCTTTCTTGGGAAGTATTCCCGGCGTATCAGCCACCCACAGTCAGATAGATCGATGTCTGAAAAGTATGGATCGAGCATGAACTTGTTGTACGGAATACGAGCTATCTTAATGTCACCATTTAGAGGGTCAGTGATGTAATCCGGGTAGACATTGATCAGGTTGATACCAGTCTTAAGTGGCCCTTTCTCGAAGGCGTCAGACATGGTATGGTAGCCATTACAGCTCGACATAACGTGCATAACGATGCCAGTGAGCTGGTTAGCTGTTTGCTCATCACTCCCTTCGACTGGGTCAATCTTCATAGCCAGCCGGTTCTTTCGTTGGTACCCCGAAATCAGTCTGGTAATCCTCTTGGTCTTGTTGAACACCATAGCATTTCGGTTTTGTGCGGTGAGTATAGCCTTATCCCTTGGGCTCCATTGATTACCTAGGGTGATCTCAAGATCCTTCTCAGCCTCAGCTAAGAATGCCCCCCAGAACGATAGCCCCTGGCTATAGGCATTGTGATACTCTTCTCTTGCCTCTTTATCTGTTAGCATTACAACTGCCTCCTTTTTCGGGGGTGACCAGCCGGAATTGAACCGGCCTCAACAGGGCCACAACCTGTCGCCTGCACCTGCAGCTGGTCAACATATTTCGTCAATCTATTGTCAACTCGATTCATAATTATTTGTCAATCCCTTCAATTTGGTCCTCCGGGAAGGATTTGAACCTTCGACACATGGCTTATCGAGCCACTGCTCTACCGCTGAGCTACCAGAGGGTTGGTGGACCAGGGGGGACTCGAACCCTCAACCAAGAGATCGCTCTAATCCACACGGTCCTTTATCTTTCTAGCTGGATTACCTGCCCATATTTCATAGGGAGGGATATCACGCGTAACCACAGAGGCCGCTCCTATGACGGCTCCTTCTCCTATACAGTAGCATCCTTCAAGTACAGTCGCCCTTGCGCCTACGTAAACATCCCTACCTATCCATAGATCTGAATGCTTGACCGGTTGAAGTGCCTGTGGGTAACCCAGCTTATGCCCATGCTCATGCGTGTAGATAAACACCTGATCGGATAGCACACAATACGGTCCAATATGAATGGTGCCGGTGATATCAAAGAAGCACGATGCCTTAATGAAGCATGGCTCTGTGTATAGCAGCTTTCCACCACCACCATGCAGATCTATTGCATTAAATGTTCTTTTTTTCATTATCTCCTTGGTGGGTGGGGGTGGACTCGAACCACCTGGGTCAATGACGGCAGTTTTACAGACTGCTGCGCTACCTGTTACGCTCTACCTCACCCGAATTGGTGAACCTAGCCAGATTCCAACTGACGCACCGGGGGTGAAATCCCCGTAACCCTTGCTATTAGGTTTATAGGTTCATGGCACCGCGACTAAGACTCGAACCTAGCTGACGAGGTTTTGGAGACCTGTCTGTCCCATGACTCACGGCATATTGGTCTGGGGGGATGGATTTGAACCACCGGCTTCCTGGTTCCAGGCCAGGCACTCTGACCAGACTGAGCTACCCCCAGGTGGAGGCTCAGATAGGAATTGAACCTATGACCAACGACTTAACAGGCCGCCGCTCTACCGACTGAGCTACTGAGCCGTTAGATTTGATCTGGTGCTACGTATCTCATTGTCTTTATCTTCCTTTATGGTAACGGGGGTGGGATTTGAACCCACGATGACATGGTTATGAGCCATGCGTCTTAGACCAGGCTAGACGACCCCGCGTTATCTTCCTCTCATCGTAATCAGGAACTTAAGGATATTGTAGTCAAGTCCTGCCGCGTATGAATAGTAGGTGATCCCATCCCAGAATGTAGCTCTTACCACTCCAATGAGAACAGGCTTACCACCCTTGAATGCGAACAGTGCAGAGCCACTGTCACCATTTATAATCCTCATATCCATGGTGATATCGAGTGGACTCAGCCATGCTATTGATGCATTATACGGAGCATCAGGACCAGGATCTACTACTGTACCCCAATCCCATCTGAGTGTATACTCCATGTCTCCATGATCGCATTCATCCTCAGATCTCGTATGAGTCACTGCAAAGAGTACATCACCCTGCTTCATCACCTCGTCCGGGTTGTTTGAATCCTCGAAGCCACAAGGTACAGGCACAAACCATGGATTATCCTTATGCTCATAGTGCAACAGGGCTAGGTCAGCATTTAAGTCCTCATAGATCACCGTTGCTATCGTGGGTACGGAGTTGGTTCCGGTGATCATTACTGTCCGGTTGATCAACCTGAACGTGTCAGTCATGTAGCTTACCCACGGAGCTTGGGATAGTGTTATGACGTGCGGATAAATAACATGTGCAGCTGTGAGAACATAGCCAGGCGCTATCACTGTTCCGCTACCAGTCTGCTCCCAAAAAGCCTTCTTGAGATAGTAGTTGCCAGTCGAGGACCTCGGTACCCAGCCATAAGCTGTACCTAATGCATCAACGAGTACAAACGTGTTTGATTGCTTGAATTCGCGTTCATAGTCCTTCATGTCTGGTCTCTCGATATCAAACGATAGACCTATTACACTGAGTGACAGCACCACTGCCATGACTACTCCCACGATCAAGCCTTTTAATCTCATCTCATGGTTCCTCCTTATTTATCTTGGAGCCCCCACGAGGACTCGGACCCCGGTCAGCGATTTACAAGACCGCTGCTCTTCCAGTTGAGCTATAGGGGCAATAAATAACATCAGTTTCTATATACGGCGTTTGTCGTCCACCTACTAGAATCTTATTTTAATTCCAATACTTACGTTACGTGCTACATTATACCCGCTCAAGCCTATCCAGAAGCATTGCCAGTATGAACGCCACTTAGCAGGCAGGACGTGGGTTACAAAGACGTGACCGACAGCTGTGAGGGCAAAATAAGTGTTCACCTGGCTCTTAGAGGGGTGTTTACCAAGCACTGGATTCCATTCTTTATACCTGACCGGGTGCTTTGCGATGTATACAGTCTGCCTCCAGTCCACTGCCTTGAGCACCAGGCACACCGCTTCAAGCTGGTAATCCTGCCTACTCCACTTGTCGGCTGCATTACCATGCAATGTGGTAATAAGCACAATCAATATGGTAACCAGGAGAACTATTACCGCTTTGGTATGTATTTCCACTCTGCTGCCCAGTGCTTTGTTTCGGGGTCATACTTGAAGGAGTATACTACCAGGTTCAGCACCTTAGCCGGTACGTTTCGCTTAGCACTTTTAACAAGCTCCCTCATCACCTCATCCACATGATCCTCCCATACCTCATCAGGGAGGATAACTCTCAACTCACTTATTGATTCAAACTTGAAGTCTTTATGACTCATGGCTCTTCCCCCCAGATCTGAATACACTCGACAAAGTTATTCCAGTCGTCGTCTGCCTCACCAGCAAGCGAGTATCTATGGATCTTTCCTGACACACCATGGCATTTAACCTCGACAACATTGCCGTCATTGTCCCTATACAGCTTGACAACTTCCATATTATCAAGGTTAAGAATGAAGTCTCTTAGTCTTACTTTCATAATTACACCTGCATTGGGGTTTGAGGGCCATACAATCTCTCTAGTGCTTCAGCATCCTCGGCCGTCATACTACCACCCTGAGCACCTAGCTGGTGGATTCCTTCAGCAAAGGTTCGCATAGCATCAGCACCATGGGAGGCCCAGTTGTGTAACGGTCTGTCATTGTATTTCTTCCGCTTCTCATCGAACTCTTGGATGTAGTTCCGGAGGCACGCAATACCACGCTCACATAGCTGCTCATCAAACCACATGAGAGGTATTCTTGCCCGGACCATCCGGATACCATCATTGATATTGGCTGCACGTTGCACCTTGGTAAATACATAACCAAGCTCAGCCATCATTTGCTTAAACGACTTAGCACCCTCCTTGGTATACTGACGAGCCTCGATATCGTGCGGCCCGTAATGCTCAACGTAGTTATAGCCAAGATCAAGATGGCGCTGGGTAAGCATCTGGGCATAGTGATCCACGCCTTCACCGTGTTTCTCATAGTAGTCAATAACATGGATCTGAGGCCCAACAAACTGAACAAACCAGACAGAAGTAAAATCGTCAATGCCAAGATCCCAGAAAGTATACACACCACAAGCAGGGTCATGAGGTACACGGCAAATGCGACCTTGGTCTCTAGCCTCAACCAGTAGTCTCCCATAATAAGCTCCTTCGATTGCACCTTGGAACGAGCAGTAATACTCTTGCTGTATCATGGCTTCGCTCATCCCTTCCAGGCGCTCTTGTTCAATGATGTCCTCACCTATGACAGGGGTGTGCATGTCCTCCCGGACGGTGTCACGTACAGTCAGCAGCTCGCAGTACCAGATGTCTTGGTTCTCCTTGGCCATCTTGTATAGATCGAAGCCGTGGTTCTCACCCCGAGGAGTATAGAGGAATATCGCCCATCCACCATTCTCAGCTAGGATAGGCCTCAGGTATGTCCA